TTCAACTAAATCATTTGGGAAACGCCGTGAAACTGTCTCGTATAGACCTTGCAATTTTAATTGTTTTTCTAAGGTCCTTTTATCAATGCGGCCGGCCGCCGATATTACGGATGCATGAAATTTTATTTTATCCATCTTTATATTTGTGATGTTACATATAGTATATATTGTAACAAATTCAATAAAAAAGCCTGGCTAATTGCCAGGCTCATCCTTATTTCTTAAAGATTGACTGAAGGAAATTAGCCATTTCTTTCTTAAAATAAGCTTGCGCTTTTGGGTCATGAACTAATGCTTCAGCCAAGCTCATTACCTTTTTATTACCTTTAGCTTCGGCAATAACATCAGGATAAGCATCGGGTGCCGATGGTTGAGAGACGATATCAACTGTCACAAAACTGAAGTCCGTGACTCCGCCACTCTCATTTACATTACCAGTGCCCCTTGAGGATACGCCTAGACGAACACCACCCTCTATAATCCCTCTTGCAATATTCCCGGATGGCGTGTTAAGCAATTTCATTTTACCAATTGCATTATTCCCGTCCATGCGCACTTCAGTAATAGCATGTGAAACATTAGCCAAGTTGATCGAAAGACTATCTGGGTGATTTAATTCACCCATGATATAGTGCCCCTCAGATATGCTCTTTTTACAGTGCTCTACAGCCTTACAGATTTCTTCTAAAGGGTAGTTACGGCCATTCCCGTTTACAAGTTCGGCCTGCATCATAATTCCTTGAAGGAACAAGTCCTTACCTATCCTTTGCTCTGAAAGGTTTGCTCGTACTGGTGAAAGGTTTTCGATTAGAAGCTTCATTATTTTCTCCAAAAATACTTCTTATTTATACATTAAGAAGCCGGTGGTGTGGTTTCTTGTTTGTCTATTTCCGGTTCTGGTTCTGGTTCATTATCGTTAAAGAACCCACCACCTATATCATCATTACCAAATGAATCGCCAGTATCTGATGGCTCTTCCAGATCCACAGCTTCGCGGTTATCATAAACTGCCGGATCATAGATTTGCTGTAAGTCACTAACCTTTGAATTCTCTTTAATATTTCGTTCTTCTTTTAACATAACTTCATTCATTTGAATTTCGTCATCTGTTAAACCAAGGTAGCGCTTAAGTACAAACCTTCTGGAAAGATATTTTGAACCTTCGATATTGTTAAATGCATTTACTAAATCAGCATCTAGGGCCGCTTGGCGATATAGTGCAAAGTTTGCAGGATCTGGTAATCTTAATCTAAAGACTTCATCGTCAACTTGAATGCCACAAACTTTTAAGTAAATCTTAAACTCTCTGTCAATAATGCTGTCAATTTGATCTTGAATTCTTCTTATAAAGTTCGCAAAGCGCATTTCCTCAATATAAGCAATACCAACTTTACCATCGTTATATTGTGCACCTTGGCCATCCGTACCGCCCATGTAAGATGTTGGGATTCTAAGCCCTCTGAATAGCTTATCTTGGAAAGTTTTTAGTAGTGTGGTGCCAAAGTCTTCGGTGCCGCCAGGTAGAGTTTCAACGCGAGAACCTCTTCCAGAAGCAGTTACTGGGAAAAACATATCTTCCTGTATGGACATAGGATCGTATTGGCCATCAGCAAAGTCCTTGCCATTGGTTGATCCAGGCATACGTTTCTGCCTAATATCGTTTTTAACCTGTTCTAAGTATGCTTGAACACGCTGAGGTGGCATGTTCCCAGTGTCGATATAAAATACACGCCTTTCTGGAGCGCGCACGATTCTATAGATCACGATAGCATCTTCGATCATTGCCATCTGTCTGTAAGTTCTTATGATAGGCCTTAAAACAGATTGGCCAAAGGGGCCCCACCCACCCATGTCGTCTGACATCGTAAAGTGAATAATCCCATGAGCGGGAATTACCTCATATTCTTCTAATTTACCAAAAACACTATTTGCATTTTGGACAGTAGATTTAATATGGTAAGCAACGCGATTACCATCTTTGTCGAGCTCGATGCCATGAACAGTTGATGGGTCTAACCAAATCCACTTCTTTGTATCTGACGTTTTCCTGAAAAAACAGTCACCAAACTTAATCAGGCATCTAGCAATACCGAAAATTCGCTTGTCAAATTCTTGAATTTCAGAGAATTGTCTAACTGCTGATCTTAAAGTTACTGCAGTGACATCGCTTATGTCCTGATTATCTTCTTTAAAGTATTGAATTTCAAATGGTAATCTAGTTTTTTCATCTCTAGTAGAAGCTTCTTCAGCAATAATGTCTAAAGATCTGCTAATGTCGATATCGCCATCCATGGTATCGTACTGTTTGTAGGACGATAGCCGTGAACCATGCCCTTGCATAACCTTAGAATACCAGGAAACTGCAGTCAAAGATGATACTGCCGTGGTGCGTGGGTCATATGTGTCAGTAGCGATAGTATTGTACATCTCCCTTCTAGTTGCAGGGGTGATGATTTTCCAAAATCCGGAAAATTGGCTCATATTAATTATCCTCTATAAACTTTTTCTATCATATCTTGGTTGTTTCCTAAATTAGGAACTCTAACCCCCAACCTAGACAAAGCTTCTAAATATTGGGTTTGCATATTTTCTGTTGCAACACTTTGTTGCAATAAAGCCACTAATTGTGCTAACAATGAAATTACCTCAGGATTATTTAGTGGAGCTGGCTGTTGTGACTGTGATTGACTGCCCACAACAGTTTGTTGCTCTTGATTATTTACAGTCGGTTGGACCACATTATTTAGCTTGTTTGGCACAGGCATTGAGTTGTTTATTTGTTGAGCAGTAGAAGATACACTTTGTGCAAGGTTTTTAGTACCATAAACAACGTTGTTTGTTTGTTGCTGTATCTTCTTCAACTGATCATTCGTCTTTTTAGCATCATCAACCTGTGCTTTATTTGCTTCTTTGTTTTTCTTGCCAATAGTTGTTAAGGTTGAATTTTCATCACTTGCAAGCTTAGCGAGAACAGTATCTGCGTTATCTATGCTCTTGGTTAAGTTCGCGCTTAGATCATTCATAAAGTCGGGAACTAAACTATCTGGCATGATGGACGTAAACGAATCGATTGCCCATTTAAGACTTCTTAGTCCAACAGCGCGCAACATAACAAATACTTTGTCAACAGTATTTGTTAACGTGGTTCCAAAAACAGTATCTAATAAGCCTGTCACTCCAGTAAAAAGTCCTCTGAAACCTGCAAAAATAACTTCACCTATTCTGCTCATCCAACCTGCATCTGGGCTAAATGCGCTACTTATGGTTCCAGTGAACATCTCAACAATAGGGTCTATTATTAAACCTGCAATAGACGCACCTTTTAGTACAACGCCGAACACCTTAAATGCGCCTGATACTGCCTGAGCTATTTTTGGGCCTATGTGTTTGGCTACATCAGTTACAGTTTCAATCGTTTTGCCTACTGTCCTAAATGGCTCTATCATCATTTGAGCCACAGATTTGACATAAAGGAAAGATTTAGTAAGACCTTCCGGTATAGCCTTAGCAACACTTAATGAAGACGTCATCGCATTTTTAAGCATACCTGAAGTAGCAGCTACTGCACCTGCCAATTTTACTGGTATAGAGGCTATAGAGCCAGCGACGGCTCCAATTGCGGGTGCAACGCCCCCAAGTTTAGCCATTAAAAGGCCGCCAACTGCACCAAGGATGACAGCACCAAAGCCTGCAATAGGGTTTTGGCCTAGACCATTTACGATAGTTGCAAAATCTCCCACAAACCTTCCAAATTTACCTACTGAATTTGCAAAGTCTTTATTTGCTGTGGGCCCACTATCTTTAGCCAATTGAACCTTACCTGAAACATCCATCATTCTGTTAATTGGTAAGTTTGCAATGGTTTCTTTATACAATTCAGCAATAGCAACAGTTCCATCTCGACCGGAATTCATTTTAGATTGCAACCCGCCTTCTAACTTTGCGGCAAGGTTTTGGTAATCTGCAATTTCCGCAGCTGACAGCGTTGAGGTATTTTTTACTTTAGCATATCTAGCTAGACGTTCAGCTTCAGTAGCATCCATTCCCGTGAATGCTGCGATTTGTCTTACACGACCAGCACCCTCAAAACGCTCAGTATACTTAGACGCGCGTTGAGACAACATCGCATCCCCAAATTCTTTTGTTAATTGGGTAGACAGTCCTAAAGTTTTTCCAAATGTTGCCATCTGAACCTGGGCTTGCAGTCTCTGTGCCCTTTCAAACGGTGCTAATCCTAGCAATTCACGTTGTGCTTCTTGGTTTTCTTTAACGCCGTTTAATAAGTCAGCAAAAACATCTGCGGTAATCATAGATGTTTTTCTTAGCCTTTCAAATTGTGATGTAAGGCCATTAGATGTGTTTGCTAGTTGGGCTTGTGGCACACCCAGTGTCACCGCAGATTCTTGAAATTCTGCGGCAAGTTTCGCCGCAGCAGGTCCGAATATGCCAAGCTTTGATAACTGATCGGTAGTCGAGCGAATCTGCTTACCATATTCTTCAAAGCCACCGGATCTAGATACAGAAGTTATAGACGATTCTAGCATGCTAGTGTATTCGTCTAGACTCATGCCCGCCCTTATGGCATCAAGATACAAACCACTTAAGCTTTGAGCACCTACACCTCTAGCCTGTAGCATAAAGATGTCATTTACAACTTCTCTAAGGACTGGTAATGCTTCTTTTAAAAGCCCTACCATGACTGTTGTTTTGGCTGAAAATTTAGTTACTGCTATTTCTGCTTGTTCAACAGAGTCCCCAACTTTCTTAAAGGGGCTGGTTAATCTAGAGAAAAATGAAGCAATTTTACCAGGTTGTTCTTTTGCTCCATCAGGTGGCTGTTGTTTAACAAGCTGTGCATTTGCACGCATTGTTTTATTTAGACTATAAAACGTTGCCCTAGATATTCTGACTTCTTTAGTAAGCCCCTTGAAAGCCGTATTTAACGCAACAATACTATCATCCAAATCTTTAGAATTTGCCGCCGTTGCTCTGAATGTTCCGGGATTCCCATTGCTATCTCCAGCAACTTTCGATTTTTTGGCAGAACCAGGCATGTGCTTTTTTAGCAGATCCTCTATTCGTTTTAAAACCCGCAACTCTTCGCTTTCCATCCTGAAGCCCTATGCTGATAAATATGATTAATATTTATAGTCATAACCAAATCCCGGAGAATAAGATGGAAAATCAAAACCCATTGCTTGCAGGTTTAAAACTGCCAGGTCGTACATTTCAATTGCCTTCCCGTGGTGCCTTATATCACAATGGTGAAATAGACAATCCAGAGGCAGAAATTCATGTGCATGCGATGTCAGCGTTAACAGAAATAAATCTAAAAAATCCTGACCTTCTCTTTAACGGCCAGGCCCTAATAGAAGTATGTAGGGAGTGTGTTCCTTCAATTAAGAAGCCAACTGAGCTATGTGCTCCCGACATCGATGCACTGATGTTCTATCTAAGATTAGTGACTTATGGTCCTTATTTTGAGATTAAGGTAAAGCACAATTGCGAGCATGCAAAAGATCACAATTATCAAGTAAACATTGAAAAGATTGCTTTAAGCGCTAAACAATTGGACCCTACCACGATTGATAGGGATTATAATCTCACACTAGATAATGGCCAAAACGTACGTATCTCATCGGTTAAGTTTAATCACTTGATTAAGCTGTTTCAGATGAATGCTGGGAAAACTGAATTTACAACAGAAGATGTTAAGAAAAATGTCGTGTTTAATTTGGTTGGCCTAATAGAAGAAGTAGATGGTGTCACTAACAAAGAACACATTAAGGAATGGGTATCTAGATTAACAACAAAACAACAAAGCGCAATCACTGAACGCATTGAAAAAACCAGTAATTGGGGTCCTGACAAATTTACCGATATTGTATGTAAAGACTGTGGAGAAACATTTACTGTTGAACTTCCTTTAAACCCAATCGATTTTTTCACAGAGTAATCATTTCGGGAGATGGTGGTAGGACCAGCGAGATGATTAACAATATGGGCATAGACGTCAGAAACCTACTAAAGTCTGCCTACGAGATTGCATATTTTTCTAGAGGTGGGGTTGACTATCATCAAGTGCTGAGAATGACTCCGCTAGAGAGGGATTTAGCAGTAGATTTCATAAATAAGAGATTAGAAGCTGCAGCTAAAATGCCGTTTCCTATTTTCTAAAGGGTAAGCAATGAAAATATTAAAAGATTTGGTAAAAGATTCTTTTGTCAACGAGTCGGGAATGACTGATTCTGATATTGAAGCAAGAATGAAATTCGACGATGACTTCACTGAAATTGCCTCTAAGGTTGATGATCATATTGATAAGCTGAAAAGTTTGGTGGCAAAACCACCCTCTAGCTTTACTGCAACTAGAAGCCAAATAATGTATGTTGAGGCACTGATTATGGATCTAGATCAGATAGTTGCAAAACTGAATCAATACAGAAAATAATTACCCAGCGGTGATTTTAATCGAGAGTCTTTCAATAAGACTCTCGATTTCATTTAGATATTGATCCGGCACACCATCTATCCCATCGTGCACCATAATACCGTGCCTATCAATCTCTTCCCAAATTGCGTATCTTGCGTCTCTTTCCCACTTAAAATAGTCACCAAATACCGTCTTTTGTATTTCTCTTGACGGATGCCTTTTGTGTAAAAACGTGCATATTTGCCTCCTCGCGTTTTTATATTGTGAGGATATGCTTTTTAAATTACTTCCGATTCTTTCCAAGTTGGAAATAGAAATATCGTCAACCGATTGAATAACAATGTCTTTGGTTACTGAGAAGCTTGACTGCCCATTTAAAATGGCGGGGCTGATTGATGACCCATTTGCTAATGCCATGCAAAGTTTTTTTACAATTGAGACATTATCATCGTTAAAAGGTATATTTAAAACATTTTCACATATGTGTTTACGCCACTTTTGTTTGTCTGAAAGTAACATGCACAAATCTGGATACAGCCTGTTTATTAACCCAATGTTGTCGGCATGAACATCCTTAAGGTGATGGAACAAAAACTGCGTATACGCACTATCAATGTCAATGCCTTTACCAAATAGGTCTTCTCTTAGCCAGCTTGGCCACGTTTCTACTGCGGGGATTGGCCATGTTGAAGTATCACGCTGCTTTAACTTGCCCGAGGGTGAGAAATAAAAATTAATTTCAGGGTATTTTAAGAGCCATAAAACAGGCGCAACAAGATCAGATCTGTTTTTGTCGCGCAATTTAGAAATGATTTCTTTAGCATTATGCTGCTTGATATACACCTTAGAAACGACGCCGTCTTTTGGGATTTCTGGTGGCTGGTATTCAACCAAATCTAAAACTTTATTTGGCGCTATTTTTACATCGTTGATTATTTTAGGCTGAAGTGTGGTATATTCAAAATTCTCAGAACCTAAATTAAAACCGCGTTGAACTACGTCGAAGAAATAATTTAAGACAACTTCAAAATCGTAAACCCACTTCCTAATAGAAGTCAGTCTCAACTGAACTGTGCTAAAGCCAAGAGGTTTTCCAGTTGACATCGCATTCGCGTGCAATCCTGCCATATACAGGATGAGATCTTGCCTATCACGCATTTTCGCCCTGTTAAACCTAACCACGTTAGGATAAAACTTGCTTACGTGCAATGGGTGCGTATAAGGTATATTTTCTTTACACGAAACTCGGTAGATTGCGTCAGTCATGAAACCGCGTGTTCCAAAGATCTATGGCGCCCTGAGGGCCTTCGTCAGATATAACAGATGCACCACACCCACCCCAACTTTCAGCACAATTGAAAACGTACAATTGATCGTTAAGTTTGGATGCCCTGTGCAACGTATCAACATTCTTCAAGCTAGGACGGTGCCCACAGAAAGGGCACCTCTTAATAAGCTGATCGTCAAGTATTTTAGCTTCTTGAGTCATTTACCACATTTACGATTGCATCAACCATTTCATTAATTTTACCATTGTCGATGTTACTGGTGTCCTTAAGATATTGGTTGACGATTTCTGTAATTTTAGATTTTGTATCTACAGATTTTGTTTGCGGCGTAGGTTGTGGGGCTGGCTCACCAGTATTTGATTTATTCTTTCCGAAAATCCTATCCCAACCATTTCTATAATCATCCGTTGCAGTAGTCGTAACTAAGCTGTCTCCGGTAATATCGTTAATTGATGCCATCTCAAACCTTTCTATTCATTGTAGATTTAATATTTTGGTAAATTGCTCGTACTGTGTCTTTACGATTTACCACTGAGCTACCATCCTGGATGGTATCACGCAAGGTAATATCTTTCCCTGACTGAACTAAATTAACAGACAGGGCCAATGCCATTTTTCTCAATCTCTTTGCTTGCTTTGCGTTCATATTATCCCCAAAGGATTTGTTTACCAGAAACCTGCGTGCGTTTTCTTTCCATTACAGCATTTCTAATATCGTCAATTGAAACATACAGGTCGTCAACTGTAACGTATGGTGTATGGAGCGGGACACCCGCTTCTAACAGCTTACCATACTGGGCAAACAATTTTGATTGCTGCACCGGTGTTAAATTCTTAAATGGTGTAAGTTGAAATAACATTTAACCTCCTAAATAACAAAAGGCCGCGAAGCGGCCTTTTAAAATTAGCCTGATATATTATATCAAGCAGTTGTTAAATTGAAATAACGTTTCAGGTTATTTCAATTTGTCCTTAAGTGAGGAAAGTTTTTTATCATAACTCGCCGCCCACTCTTTGGCCTGCACAAGAAAAACTCTTGCTGCCCTAATTAAACTTGTTAGCCAGTCACCAACACCTTCTTCTATTTTCTTGACAGACAATTTAGAAACTGGTGCTGAAGGTGGTTCAATTTTTGTAAATTGTTTACGGATTTCTTCAACTTTTTCTTGAAGTTCAGAAGGAATAAGATCTGCTAGAGCAGCGGCAATACCCTCGTAATCTACCTTGGTCTTCTCTTTTCCTACAGCTTCTTTTGCAAGTGTTAAAGTGAATTGTGCTGTTTCAATCACGCGAGTTAAAACAACGTCTTCTGCATTAAAGTAATCCTGAACCTGATCCTTGATCTTAGCATTCATTTCTTCTTTCGCTTTTTTCATTTTCTCCAGGCTAACTTCAAGCCTTTCGTAACGTTTAGCAAGTTTAGTGAATGCTGCTGATTCGTTCCCTTGTAACTCGGCTGTTACCCGATCAAGAACGTCTTTTACTTTTTTCTCTTTGTAAGAGACTCCATCTCTACGAGCTTCAGCAACGAATTGTTTAAATGTGATAGACATAATAGTGCAACTGTATTTAATATCGTTTATTTATAAAATTAGATTGAACCGGCATATCTGGTATTCATTTTTGTGTCTGCCCAATCAGGTATATAGGAGATGTTGTCGGTGAATAATAAAACCTCCCATTTATCAGCGGTGGGAGTGCCAGTTTTTCCTATTTTTGGACGAACAATTAAAAACTTTACGTCTTTAGAATTTCTTATCTTCTGAAATATTAAAGGCTCCTGAACCCCTGCTATCAAAAGCTCTGTATGAGTATCAGTGGATTTTAGTTCAAATGTATTAAGCGGTAGCTGAATTGAGTGTATTGTCGAGGGGTGAGGGAGGGGTAACGCCCTTAAACCTTTATGCTTTTCGCAAAAATCTATAACAGCAGTAAGCATTGCGTTGTACGTTATAAAATTGACACCACATGGCTTCACAATCTGTTTTAAAGCTTCTTTTTCAGGTGCACAATAAGGTAAACCCGATGAGCGCTGTCTTGCATTATATGGACTTAGATACTGCTCTAAAGAAACATGCATATTAAAATGGTTTCTCAATAATGGCAGTAAGTCTGAGAACCCGACGTTTTTAGTTGCACGCTCCAGATTATAACGTGCAATCCAATTATTATTAGACATTTGCTTCTACCCACCAGCTTTTATGTTGTAATACTTTTTCTAACTCAGCAATCTGTATGTCATAGCTGTCACAATGTAACGTCATGCTTTTTTCAGGTAGATCATATGCTGCAATAAAAATTGGCATATTGTTCCATTTAAAGATCAAAATAGGATTTTTTCCAACTTTAGCAGAATCGATTACGCTCTCGTTAAACCATTTAAAGACATTTGCAGATTGAGAAACTAACGAGCTAAAATTGTCTGGCGTTTTATAGAATTTGCATTCTACGCTATGCTTAAATTTTAATTGTTCTTGCTTTTCATTAACAGGAACAACATCACCAACGAAAATATTGAGTGCATCTATTCCCATCATTTGGCCAATGGTTTCAAAGTTTTTGCCGCCAACTCTTGCTCCTGAGCCTGGCGTTCGAATAAAGTTTAGTGGTGATAGGGCGGCAGATAGTTTTTTGGCCACAACGCCTTCAAAATTGTTACCTTTGGCTTTGCCGCCGCCAGGTTTCATTTTTCTTTTTGTGGCCACAGATTTTTTCGCAGGTGCTGCTGTTGTGTCTGTCATAGTTAAATTATGTTGTAGGGATTAAATTATTTATTCTAGGATTTTGCACACCTTTTGCGTAGATGATATAATGCAACATTGTTGATTGGAGATGTAATTATGCCTTTTGTAGATGTAAAGTCAAGAAATGAAAAAGAATTCTCTAGTATACAACGAGAAGTAAAGAAACTAGTAAAAGGTCTAACCTGCAACACGGGAGATGTGTTCTTTGTAGAGCATAACGGTACTTTTATTATTGAACTTGAAAATGACGGTAGAGTTTCTGACCTGCTGGCCATGTGTGTTTCTAAGTCAAATTTTGCTTGTGAGATTGTTCTTAACGAGTTTGATGGATGGTTTGACTGGAAGGCACAGATTTATGTGAAGCCCATGAGCACTGTTACATTTAAAATGAAATAAAGGGGGGTGGCTTGCCACCCCTTTATTTCAAGAAAAAGGTTTCAATTAAGTATTTTCCATAACCCAATCGTCAAGGCTGTCTTGTAACTCAGCCTGAAGTTTTTCACCATCCTCTAAACCTTTATCTTCATCCCAGTAAGGTGAAACATATACGGTATTTCCGACAACGCGAATGTCTTCAATAGTCACAACGTCTTGATCCCATACCCAGCCGTTACCTTCCCCAGAATTGTCGCCTTCTGAAAAAAGCGCATCATGTTTTTCCTTATTTGAAAGCATTTTAAATGATTCGCTGGCTTTGTCCAAAGTTAGCTTAAATTCTTTAATTTTTGCGCTTTCTTGTACTGTTTTATTGACTAATTTCAAATCTGGCTCATAGCAGACGATATCGTCGGATCCGAATTTAACAATATAGGTACGAACACCTTTGCGCTTCATGCTCACGGATTTGATTTTTCCTTCCTTACCCAGGAAATGACCGTAATCATCTTTGCCGTCATGAGCTAATTTAACAACATCACCAGCCTTAAACTTATGTTCACCCTCAACCAAAGAACGGGTCTTGTCAGTAATATACTGTGATAGCAGGTCGTTCGCTTGATCGGTTTTGTCTGCAATAACGGCTCGTAGCATTTGTTTTAATAGGTCTTTTTGCATTTCGGTATCACCCTTAAGGTTTGTTTAATATGTGGTATTTATTCGACCGCTGCGCTATTTTGATGCTAATAGGAAAGAGGCTGCGCTATTTTGATGCTAATGCTATAAATTGCGCGGTGAGTTTTTAATTGCTAAAGCATCTTATCACACACGCATATTTGGGATAAAAGAAAAGGACTCTTAAAAGAGTCCTTTTTCACGTGTTTTGTAATATTACTTTTTAATAAACTGTCTCTCAAATTCATCTTCTGACATAATGTCATACAACTTACCTGAAGGCCCGTCTTTCATCACAAAGAAATCACCATCGTTTATCCTAATTGGTTTTTTCAGTTTAACCATTGTCGTGTTTCCCATATACCTAAAAGCCTCAACCTCTATGTTTTTTCTGTAAGTTAATAAGCCTTCCGCATCTGGCTTCTCATTGGGCCGCACAAGTGTATACTTTTTGTCAAGATCATATTTTCTTAACATCCCGACCTTTTTTCGGACCCCAAATCGCTCAGAAAACACTACGTATTTTTTCTGATCTTCGTCATACTTAACTTTAAAAATCTCGGCAGAGACGTATGCCTCAGGTTCACCTGTTGCTAATATATCCTCTGCCGTTTTTGCTTCTATTTTAGATTCAACGATTTCAAAGATTTTCATTTCATTCCTTAGGTAAAACAAAACCAGTGAAATTAATACTTAACGGGTACCTCACTGGAGTAAAAATAAGTCGCAATTTGCCTAATAGTGGATCAACGGTTGTTGATATATCAACAAAGGAAGATACAACATCACCTGCAAGATTGGTAGCATTACCACCAGAAATCATGTTACCGTACTGTAGCAGATCCACATTCTCATCATCATGTATCAGATCTAAAGACATGAATTCATGCACTTCATTCTCATTGTCAGAAATTTGAATTTTGAAGCTTGCTGACCTATTAGCTTCTGATGAAAGCTCAATTGGGTATGGCTGTAGGGCAGAAACTACAACAGTGCCAGTAAAAGTTGTAAATGTGCTATCGTTCACGGTGTTATCTCCAATTCCCCAAATAGGGCGTTTAGGCAAATATGCTTCTGCATCAGAAACAGTTTGCGCCGGAGTTCTATTTAGTTGAATTTTGTCAGAAGCAACCATAGCAATTTTTGCCGCTGATCTAACATTAGCTGTGATAGACTCCGCAGTCTCAATCTGTTGATCTTTAAATGTTGTCAAAAGATAGTTTTCAACGTCCGTTTTAGTGATTTCTGCCCCGTTAGCTATCATCTGTCGTATGATATAAGACAGATCGCTTGGAACCTCAGAATAACCTTCAATAAAATTGGAAATTCTGCCAGCGGCAGTTAAGAGATAGTCAAGCGCCTCAAGACTTTTCTCGTATTCAGGCCTAACGTCATTTCGTATAGTTTCATAAACTGCCAGTAGTTCATTAATCTCTGCTGGTGTTAAAAAATCCGAAGGTTCATTCATGCTGTTTCCAATTCAATTCGTGAAAAACCTTGCTCCTTAATAATCCGCAAATTCTTATCTAACCTTCCTGTGATCGAAGGGTGGTGAGATATGACAAAGACTGACATACCTTCATCCCTGCTTTTTTCTTTTAAAATCTTGACAACATTATCAAGACCTGGCGCGTCAAGGGCACCATCAATTTCATCGATCAACAGTAAGTTAGTTTTTGCATGAAGGTGGTGCAAGACGTCCCTAAAAGCTAATGCTAACGCTGTATTTACGCGTTTTTTCTCACCTGCCGACAAGTTGCCGAAATCGAGCTCTCTACCAAACTCTGAAACCGTACAGCTCATATCTGCATCAAATTTAACAACATGCGGTAAGCCCAAACCGGTCGTATAAAAATTGATTCGCGCGTTTAAGAAAGGTATTGTTTTATTGATAATTTTTCTTCTCAAGAAAGAGTTTTTATCTGTTAAAAGTTTCAATAGGAACTGCTGATGGTCAAGTTTGCGCTTTAGCATGTCGATTTTTGACAAGTCCGGAGCATCAACCTTCTCAGATTTTAAGAGTTCTAAAGCATCCACGTGCGGATTTTCAGCAATTCTTAACTCTTCAACCTTAGCTTTAAGTGACGTGACGTTAGCTTTTGCGGCCAGCAGCTCTTCTAAGTTTGGGTGTTTAATTTCCGACTCTACATCATTTAAGCGCTTCTTTATAGTTGACGCCTCAATTTCGAGATTTCCTACAAGGTCTTCAATCTCTAAAAGTCTAGAACCCTTTTCTTCTAATTCCGTATTTAATGCTGCCATCTTGGTTGGCGCATCAGCGAATGCTTGCGCGCAATACGGACATTTTGCATCAGCCAAGTGCTCATGTTCTTTCATGAGCTTATCAACAGCACCAGTAAGGAATTGTCTGTCTTTTCTCAGTGGTGCCAGTTTTGTTGCAATATAAGAAGCCTCCTGCTGTAGTTTGGTTTTTTCAGCATGCAAGACTTTTTCACTATCAAAGTCGACATTAGCCAAATCTGACAGCACCGATTCGGTGCGCGCCAAATCGGTGCGTCTGTTTGACTCCCATTTTGCAACTCGTTGTTCTGCCTCTTTGATGTGCTTTGTGTGCATGTCAACAGCAATCTGTTGCTGTGCAACAACAGCTTCTGCAATTTTTATATCCTGTTCTGTTGTTCTAATTTTTTCTTTAAGAAGGATTGCCTTTTCCGACATTAACGTAATGTTGAAAAGCTCTTCGATTTGATTGCGCTGTTGGCTAATTGGTAATTGTAAAAAAGCTGGTGAATTACCAGAAAAAATAATCGTCTTTGTAAAAAGATCGTATGAAATGCCTATAATATCCAAAATGATATTATCGCATTCAGTTACACCTTTACCCGGCGTAATGTCCTCACCGTTCCTTTTAACTTCTATTCTATATTCTTCACCTCTGGCACGGTAAATTTCATAGTCGTCTGCGTCTTTGGTAAAAGTTAAACGGACTTCCATCAACGTGTTTTTGGATGAATTAGTCGTATTGATTAACCGCTGAAGCGATATTTGGTCAAACGCCTTATTATAAAGCGCATAGCAAAGCGCATTAATTACAGTGGTATTATGGGACAGTAGACCATTAGAAAAATACCGATGATCTGAGCTGTCAACACAGACGTCAAACATTGGAACTTCTTCTTGGAGATCAGTCACACTTAAGACCTCAATTGGTCCTTCATCCGACATAATCATATCTCCAGAAACTAGGTCCTTGGCAAATACCTGATCCATATTTGCTCGGAACAAAATATGCGTATCAGCACACTTAAGTGTGTGCTTTGATGTTCGAACCTCAAAACCTTTGTATGGAACAGTTTTAGCAATCCCAGTTATAGGTTGCCAACCACTGTCAGTTTCAATTTCAATGTCACTTAAAGTAATAACCTCAGTGAATTTACGTGTTACGATATCAGAAAGTTCTTGCATTCTTTAATTACCTGTTCTGAATTAGTGCGAAAATCATGTTCCAAAATAGCTGTGTTGATCTTCGCAATTTCATCCTTGCTTCTGTTCCATCTGCTTTGCAAGCTCATAAAGTTCGCCTATTGTAATCGTCTGCATAACTCCCTTTACACGTACTTTTATACGTGTATCGGGGTAAATACATTTACCAGCGCCATTGCTTCCGCCATTATCTAAATTTTCGCCTATGACATTAACGGTGCCTTGTCCATCAAAATCAATTGTCTGATTTTGATTTCCTATCGACATAAAATTGCGTATCTCTAGTGTTTTAAAAACTAATGGTGACGACATAAGATTTCAGTTGGTTATCACTTTTAATTGTAACATTAGAGAGCAATTTTGCTCTCTAATTTCCTGATTAGTCAGTCAAGTTCCTCATACAGCGATATTAACTCAGCGGGATTAATCGTGGCTGAAGGTTGCACGCCTTCAGCAATAAGCTGTCTAACGGTGTTATCTAAAGAGCTTAAGTCCAAATCGCCTTCTAAATCAAGACCTTCACTCAACATTTCTTTCCTAAGTGCAGCGTCTTCTTCAATGGTAAATTCTCTAAGTTTCAGAGACTCTATCATTTCTTCCCTCAACGTCTGCACTTCAGAGTACCCTAAATCCATATCCAGTAAACACCTTACACGGCTTTTTGGAGGAAAATTTACGTCACCGTTAATTACCAATGATAGTCTAGTTTTAAAAAATAGTGGGGCATCATCCCAGTCATGGAAATAAACCTCATCGTTTTCAACATCAAATACTGCGCAACCCCTAGCCTTATCGCCAGCATCACCGTAATTCGTTGGGAAGGTATTGCCTATATAAATGATGTTCTTATTTGCCTGGCGTTTATGGAAGTGACCCGAAAATATGTATTTGGGTCCATTGAACTGCGCCCCGTCGGGCCCGTGCTCCATTTTTCTATCTGCTCCTGTTACCACAAAGTCTCTAAACTCAAAATGGCCAAGGACATAACTATGAGAATTTATCTCACCTGCCAGTTCTGGATACTCTGGTTTAAACAAGAAGGGCGCAACATACCAATCCTTGTTTAATTCAACAGGTTCACTAACAACAAAAAAGTTTTCAAGACTGTCAAACATTTTAGTCGAAAACACCGCTCTGTCTGATCTATGGTAAAGATCGTGGTTACCAATAATAAAGATAACCGGTATGCCTAGCGCATTTATTCTTCTGCACCCTTCTAGTGCATAATTCATAGTCCTTACATTTATCGCATTCCGGTTCTCAAAAAAGTCGCCAAGGAAAGCGATATGCGACGGTTTTTCCTTTTTAACAACTTCAATTAACCAGTCAATATAATCTAGATTATCTTGATTATGTAAATCAGAATTATTTCTGGCGCCAAAATGAATATCTGTCCACATGACCAATTTTCTAATCGATTTAAAATCGTTAGGTGTTAGCATATTCATTCGTAGCTACCCCCGTTCATAAATGCAGTGTCATCAGATAAAGATGCAGGGCGCGTCCGTTCTTGATACGAAAATGATGGGTTAGCTCCAGCCTCCACCAAAAGTTTATCTCTAATATCGCGCTGATCACGCTCTTCTGCTAGGTATTGTAAAAAAGACCTATAGGCCGCTTGCGTATAATAGGCAAATGGTTGATCAGAAATATCTGGATTAAATTTATGCCAGTTTTTCACAAGGTTGACAACGGCGTAAGCCACCATGTCTTCCCTAAATGAATATCCACCAAAACTTGGAGAATAGGAATATTTTTCAGCAATCATCCAAAGGCACTTTGCCAATTCGGGTGATAATGTGTTGTTATTTTCTTTATCACGCTTGATAAGCCTGAGCAAATCTTCCTTTAGGACGTAGTGCCCCTTCGTACTGGTGGCTTTTTCACGCTTTGTCTTAGTTTTACCGCTTTTGGTTTTTGAAGGTTGATTAGTTGTCTCCATAGAATCCTCAAAGGTTATTTAGAGACTATTGCAATTGTAACATCTTTTAATCAAAAAACAAAAAAGAATGTTGGTTGTGAAAAAGTTACTATAACATAAATAACCTGTCTATAGGAGACTTCTGTGAACGTTAAAAAAGGCAAAAAACCAACTGATACCACAAAAATGCAGAGCAAAAATGCGGCTGTAATGATTGGGCGCATGTCTCCTCCAACTCTAGGGCACTACAGAGTTATTAACGCTATGAAAAAGTTTATACGCGAAAACCCTGAATTTGCTCTTGAAGCTACTCCTATAGTCGTGATTATCGATGGAAAAGAAACCGGTAAAGATAAACAGAAGAACCCTCTTAGCGCTAAAGATAGGATTGAATTTATGATGGCTTCTGGAAAAGCCAATGGAGTCAAATTTATGATTGCAGATTCAGCCTACAATGCCTGGGAGCAGGTTAGGAAAGCTGGATATGAACCAATTGCAATCGCTGCAGGTTCTGACAGGATAGACAAATATATTGACATGCTGAATACTTATTTTAAAGATCCAGAAGGTAAAGAAATTAAGCGCGTAAAAGTGCCCGGGCTGGCAAGGTATCAAGATTCCTCAGATAGTAAAGCTGCAACTGACAACCTAAAAGATGTTCAGGCGGGTGGCGAGCTAGACATTGCTGAAGTGTCTGGCACTATGGCGCGTACTGCAGTTCAAATGGGGTATGAAGAGGCATTTTCGAAAATTGTTGGG